CCCTTTCTTCCCCGTCACAAAACAATCTAATTTCATCTTTATTGTCTGCTCGGTTGAATTTGTAAGTTGCTCTGATTCGGTGCCAGCTATCGCGAGCCCAGAAAATTGGCTGTCTTATCTGAACGTCTTTTCCTTGCGCTCTCACATTAAAAGCAATAAACCCAGATTGATCTTTAAGTATAGTAATTCGGTCCCCGCCAAGGCCAGAAGGTATGTAGGCAATTTTAACAGGTGTTTGTTGGTATGGTAGCGCTACTTTTAAATTAATTGTTTGGCGGTCACTTGAAACTGTGCCGCTTTGAAAATAATCTTGACCAGAATCTTTAGTATCAGTTTGCAATCTTACACTAAGAACCTGCTCTATACTTCTTGATACCTTCACAGTCCCCTTTGTAATACTAACTTCCTCTTCTACTACAGAGCTTGTGGCGTCAAAATAAACTCTTGGAACAGGGTCGTTATATGTATCAAATCTTGGACTAACCCAAAATTCTATTGTCCCTTCGCTTCTAGTTGTCAGCCTGCCATTATTATCAAAAGATAGCCCCTTATCGGTTATAACTATACTCTGGCCAAAATTAGCATTAACACTATCTGCCGACTGAACGAAATCTCTATCTGCCAATACATAAAAATCAGAATCATTAATTAGCGGCAATGAGTTAAAGTGCAGCAGTGCCAATGTAGAATGATTTTTCCTAAGTTCTCTAATTGATATAAAATCAGTTGTGATAGACTCTTGGTTTGCCGCAATAGTTTCCCCAACCCTTGTGTCAGTCATCATGTGAGAAGATATTCTGAGTTCATCCAACACCGCTTTGGCCGGCTTGGTTAAATTAAAATCCGAACCAACAAATGCTGTTTGGTTTATTGGATCAAATGGAACTTCTAAGAAAGACTGATAATCAAATTCATAAACGCCTTGAGGAATTGGGTACGGTATATTTGTCATTCCGGCGGTTTCTAAGAAGAAAAATCCATTCTGAAATCCGCTACGACCAATTGAAACGTTAAACGTATCATATTTCCCACCAGAAAACGCAGAGCCAGTAGGAATGTTTAACTGTACGTTCGTGTTATTTAGACGATTAGCTATAGTGTATGTTCCTGCTACCGGGGCCGGATAAGTAATTACTAACAAATTTCCAACATCAGATAACGGAAAGAATCCATTATTATCTGTAACTGTTGTATTTCCAGTACCCTGCAAAGAAAAACCAGATTGCGTTTTATAAGCAAATCTAATTACTGGATATGCATTATTTCCATCTGGGATTGTGATCGGATACACTTCCTTTATCTCTACTGCTACTCCATTTTTACTAGTTATCAATGGAGTTGTCTGTACATCAACGGAAGAAGTTGTTTTGAATTTATTGGTTGTGCTTTGCGTTCCTGCGGCAGAGAATGTTAATGTTTCAAATAATGGACCTGCTGCTGTTGTTCCGTTAATAGTTACTGTTGTCGGTGTGCCAAAGTTTACATTTCCGCCAGTAACTCTAACCGATAGTTTACGGCCTTCTGTGCTATTGGTCGGTTGAGTTATAGGGAGTCCTGTTGCTACAAAGTTTCCAAAAGAAATTGTAGAGTTTGCTGGGCCAATTACGGTATAAGGCATAACTACCGCCACGATGCTTGCTTCATCAAGATTTATTGGCGGGGGTAATGCGGTTTTAAGAACGGCCTGTGTATTGCCCCATATAAATACTTGATCTCTACATCGTCTGTGATTTCTTCCAAGGGTTCTTATCAACACCTTATCACCAGCTTTAGCGTCACCTAAAAGCGTTAATACATTTTGATTTAGTCCGTTTTTGCTGATAGAATAAGCGGGAACAGTAGCCCTTAACCCAGGTATTTCTGTTTCTACGGCTCCACTTAGAATTGATACGGCTATATTGGAGTACAAATCTATTTCGCTGGATACAACGGCAGAATATGGGTTTACAGAGAATTTAGCATCTGATAATGTTGCTGGCATAGCAGTGTTTAATTGCAATGTGTTCCCGCTAACCGCTAGTATTGAGTATGTACTAAAACCAGTCTCATTAATTTGAATTGTATTACCAGGAAGAATTCCGTCTGACGTAAAATTATTGCTAGCAGATGTTACGAAATAAGATCCTGAATTTGTTTGAAGATCCGCACCGACAACACAGGTAAGAGGGACTGTTCCGGCAATTATTTCTGGCTTAACTGTTCCAAACCTATCTGTTGATGTTGATATAGGCCTTCCTCCATAAAGCATAATATTAGGAACCTCGAAGCCGTCAACGAAAAGATGCATTTCGTCTCTTCTGTCTGAAGTATTTAGTTTCCAGGATATAGCGACATGATGTTTTTCTCCAGCTAACCACCCTTGAATGTCGGCGCTAATATTATAATTATTTCTTCTGTCTTTCTTTTGATTATATTTTCCGCCACGATCCCAAACACTAAAGTTTAAATACCCGCTGCCATCCTTAAATAATGAAAATCTGTTCTTGTCCTTTGTTTCAGCAAAGTCAAATATAAAATGTTCCTCGTCAGCCATAAATGTAATTCCGTCGAAAGCATATCCGGGAGTATAGCCATCGATATATCCGTCTTGATAACCGTCCATATTAAATGAAAAATCTATTTTATTGCCACTGCTTCTTATTATATCGCCTGGATGACTGAAATTGTCTATAAACTTTGCGTCATACACTTCCCCTGACGATTGCACCGTTCCAGAGTATACATATCCGTCTGCGAAATCTTTAGATATTATTTTCCAGTGATTGACGTCTGTGTCATAAAATATAAACATTCCAAGTTTAGTGTAAATGGCTGATGGCAATCCTACCGGACTCAAATCATCTCTTCTGTTTAAAGAAAAAGATCCGCTATCATCAAGTGTTGGGTTGAAACTACTTGCCCCAATAAATATTGCTGAGGCAGATATAGCATAGCCGTCCTTTAATATTGGAGATATTGTAAGCGTGGCATCATTATCTAGCCCGTTCCACTCTGGTATAATCCATGTTTCTATAGTGCCTTCATCAAGCCGCACATTATTAGAAACAGAAAATGATACTGCTTGGCCAGGCGTATCAATTAATATTCCTTGGTCAAACTTTCCGGCAACTAATTTAGGGTTTCCGTATGTAACAATTTCATCTTTGAACAAATAACTAATGCCTAGTGACCAAACATCAAATACAGATTCTATAATTTGCGGATTTATTTTGGTTATATTAGAGGCAATTGCGCTAATGGCGGGTATAGTTGGCCCTTTTGTAAAACACTGTAATGCCGCGGTTAATGCATCTCTGTACGTATCTCTTGACAAATGAATATCAACAGCGTTTAACTCTGGAATATCAACTAAACTTCCAAAGTTGTTTTGTAATGCGTCTCTAAGGGCACCAGCTTGGTACGTTACGAAATACTCATCTCCCTCTCCAAGCGCAGATCCTTCCCTAAAATCTAATACGTTATCTCCGTACTCATAACTTACAAGTATCTCATCGGCTAAATACGTATAATCTATAAAGTAATCTCCTCTATTATAATCGACTATCGGAGTTGCTGCACCATTCATTACTACTGTATAAATGACATCAACAACATTTCCAACTACTGCTCCGCTTGTTACTGATAAGGTTATTGTGTTTCCGGAAATGGTTTCATAGCCATCAAGAAGTTGGTACCCGTCAATTATTCGTACAGCGCTAATTGCTCCTTTAACTTCAATGCCAGGAGATATAAAACTTACATTTAGCTTTAGCCCAGGCTCAACAACTAATACTTCTCTTTTTTCAACACCGCTTGGATCCAGGGTAATAATGTTTGCTGAAAAAGTTGCACCATCAGAAAAATCGGTAGGAACAATATTATGATCTAGGTCATATACATCAAATATATGACGAATATTTTTTATATCGTCAGTAACTGTAATTGTGCCGGCGTTCTCAAAATATGGAAGCGTAGTATCGCCATTTAAAAACCTTTCATCAGACACATCAAATGAGCTTGGAAATATTTCAGTGTCATTAAAGCTTGTATAATTTAGTGTCTTAGTTACTCCTGTGTTTGGGTCTAGGCTGTAATAAATATTAGAGACCCCGAGAATATGTGCGTTTTGAGATACGACAGCCGGCTTTTTATATGAGACTGTTCCAATGTCAAAAGTTTGCGCATTTGTTACCCCGACATATACAGTTCCGTTTCTATAATCAATTTGATACTGGCCAACATTAAGCCTATTTGTATTTATTGTGGGGCTTAATAGCGTATCATAGTATAATTCTGTAACAAATATACTTGTTTTGCTAAATTGAGCGCTTGTATTATAACTAGAACCTATTACGTCATCAGTAGTTGACATAATTCTATTATTTAGTAATTGTGCTTTTAATACTCTTGTGCTTAAAATATTAACAGAATCTTTTGATACTATTAGTGATTCATTTGTCACGCTTTCAAACGTGGCCCTTTCTCTTATCGATTGTAATATTCTTGGGGCATTTCTAAAATTAAAAAATACGGAACTGTCATTGAATCGTGTTAGAGAATATACTTCGCCGGTTGTTTCATTAAAAATTCTAAAAACATCTGTCAATGATGCGTTTAATGTCCCAATGCTATTTGTTGTTTTAATTCTATTTTGAATTCTTTCGTCAATTACTTCTTTATGTACTAGGGCGTTATAATCTTTTCCGACAACTAATACGTCTTCAAAACTAAAAGATATTTTTGCGGGCTGAGATATTAAATCTCTAATGGGGCTTGCAACTAATTCGCTAGTTTCTGCCCTATACGTATAGTCTAAGCCGCTAACAAAAACATTCCTGTAATTGTATGTAGCGCCTGGTGGAAAATTTCCTGAACCATCATGAGCTGATGTTGCTCCATAAACTAACACGGTGCCAGTTTCATAATCTACAGCGTACTCTCCGATGCTGCTTGGAATTGCGTTCTTAACAAACGGTATCTCTGTGGTAAAGGCCGGATGTATTGTCAAAAATGGTGTGGCTGAATTTGGGTCTAAAAATTGAACGCCACCACTAGTTGGAATTTGATCTGCCGCAGTAACAATCGGAGCATGCCCCAATGAAAATTGATTCAAAAGCGCCGGGGTTGGTTCGCGCGCCTCATTTAATACTTGCGAAACTTGCACGGTAGACTCATCAACAAAACGACCAACAAATTTGTATTCATAATTAATAGATATAATGTCGCCACCACCCGGAACAACAAATCCGGCCGCATCCAAAATTTCATCGCTTAGTTTTACTTGGTTGTCTTCTAGTGATAATAATGTTGAAGCGTACGCAGTGTCATATACGGGATTTTGTAGCCTGTACCCATAAGAACGAATATCATACGTAAACACAGTTGAGTTTTGGTATTTTATGACAACGCTATTTACTTTTGTAACTGGCCCATTATTTACAGTTAATGTTAGCCCATCAAATGTGCCCTTAACGTCTGAGTTTCCCGCCTGAAGAGACTCTCCAATAACATCCGTTCTCTGTAAAGTGATCAAATCAAATGGGAAACTGTCAAAACTAAAGCTTAACTTACCAGTGTCTCCAGTTGGCGTCTTCCCAACCCTAACCACATTAAACACGCCCTCTTCATTAAGCCTGTCAAATGGACCACTTCCTCTAACTTTTCTTTCATCAAAAACCTGAAATTTCAAATAATTATCAGTTTTCGATTGTCTTATATCGGTTCTCGCTCCCAAATAAGAGGTTGCCAATTGATCTATAATTAATCTTACTAATGTACCACGGCTAAGATTATAAACGTTATCTTTTAAGAATGATACTAGATTGTTTCTTATTGGATTTTCAGGATCTTCTGGGCCTAATATTTGTACGGTATTTGTACTTCCATCTTCAAATAAAACAGAGGCGCCATCTAGAGATTTAAAGATAACCGTTTGTGTAGACTTAAATGTCACTAAATATGCAGCGTGAGGAGTAAGCGGCTGAACTGTAATGGCAAGCTTATTTCCACTTACGCTAACCGCAATAACCTCAGCATCAGGGGTTCCAACAATAAGAGATGATACTGTAACGTTAGATGTGCCTATTAAGGGATCAAGCGTATTATTAAAGCTAGCATTTATTGTGCGTATATCACCAGCTTTTACCTGTATTAATCTTAAATTAGCCATTATGCAGTCTCAACTGTCACTTGAACATTATTTGCTTGTATAAATTGGTTTTTTGTTGCGGCTATCGTTAGTACGCTTCCAATTTGTCCGTTTATATTAAAATAAGAAACTCTAACCCTGTCAACTCCCTGAACTGTATACGCCGCATTAACCAAATTAGAAGAGTTAATAGATGTCCCTAGCGCTTGAGCATTTAACGTAGATGTAATTGCGTCTCGTACGTTTTGTGCTACTATTTGACTTGCTCCTTGGCTAGCAAATGAAGTAGAGACAACAATTACTAGCGAAGCATCTACGAGCAGTGCTACCGCAGACTTTACTAAAATATCAGCGCTAATTGGCCTAACAGCCTCTATGTTTATTGTTGAATCAGAAATTAATTTATTTTCATTATATCTAATTATAATTCTTTCATTGCTTTTTGGGGCTAGATAATCATACGCCGGAGAATACCTTGTGCCAGATGCAGGTTGGTTTTGGTTTAATATTGAAATGCTGGCCGATTGAGATTGTGCAGAAGTAAACCCGCTTGAAATGGCAACCGTATCAACTAATGCAAAAATTTTCTGTGTAAATAGAGACCCTGTTTTACTGAAAGCCACATTTTCGCTATCGCTAGTAGTTGAGAAGTAGAACGTAACTCTCAACCTGTCTCCAATATTAGGAATATTAGCCAAATTATCAGGGGTTTCAGGAAGAGAAAATTCTGTAGTTGTTAATAATGAATCAGAAACACACTCAGATTTAACAAAGCTATTATTTCTTAATTTATAGTTCTTAATATCAAATGAATGGTCTACGCTTAAAACATCAAGAGAAGATGTTGTAGTTACTTTTTCGACATTAATTACTCTAACAACTTCAACGTTGCTTGGAACAGTTTGAGCCGAACTTAAACCAAGTGCCGACTTTATAACTGATGACAAGTTATATGTTAGTAAGTTTGATGATGACGTGATAATTGAATCAAAAACGCCAGAAAAAGTTGTTCCAGAAACAGTAATAACGCCAGGAGAAATGTTTCCAGAAATAGATAGTTGTAATCTGCTTGGAGCCTGCCTAAGGTTTTGTTCAATTACACCAGGAGAAGAGAATATATTTGTTACTGGCTGCGTTCCTATACTTACATTTATCGCAGTCTTAAACGTATTTTCGTTGCGAATAGCGGGCAAATTTGGAAGAAGTGTTGTGGGAAGTAACGTCTTTATATTCGATATATAGTTGCACTCTACTAGCGTACCAGCCACCACATTGGCATCAGCAGACAAAGTAATAATGTTACCATCGAAACTTCCGCTAATGCCACTTACAGTAAATACATCATTAGCATTATAGACAACATCTACCGCATCTCCAACTTCGGCCGTTGTGTCTGTTGGTAAGAATATTGTTAAACCACTAAACGTACCATTGTTCGCCCCGGTAACAAATAGCTCTGCCAAATCTGTAGTTTTCAGTATACTAACTACATTTGCCACCGTATTAGAAACAACAACTGCAAGTCTTCCCGAAATTAACGTAACAATTGATGACTGACTAAGAAATGTATTTACACTTATTACGGCTGTTATTGGGTGTGTAACGGTCGTGGTAAATTGAGATCCCGTAACGGTAATTAATGATTGTTGCCGCCTGACAGCATTTGAAAATCCCCAATCAACGCTGTCTGTTACCTGCCTTGGATTATTGCCATTTACTTTGTTGTCAAAATCAAAGCTGGGGTCATAACTGTAAAGCCACGTATAATCAACTTGCAAAATGTCGCTAGTCGCAGGTAATGTGTTGCCCGAAATAACTATTCGGCCAGTTGTGTTGGTAGAGCCTGTTCCATCTGGGTTTTGATTTGCAACAACATACCTCTCTCCAGTTGTAAAATTAAATACTCTTGTGACTGAAGTAATTGGGAAGTGTGAAAGCTGAATTGATGTTCTGTCTGATGTGTTTATTCTACTGTTTTCATTATTTACTTGAATGTTTTGTTTTATAGCGCTTATTTTTAAAACATCAGTAAATGTTACAGGATCTTGCCCGTTAAAACGTCCTTTAGTTAAATCTTCTGAAAATCCAGATATTTTATTACTAATCCAATGTAGTTTGTCAAAACCCCAAGGACTTCCAGCAAAAGCACCTGTGTCTTTAATTAATTCGTAGTTTCCAGTTACCCTGCCAAGTGAATCAGTTTGCTTTTGTGAGAAATTTTCACCACTTGAAGATCCTGAAACAATAAAGATGTTGTTAACCGGCTGGCTTGGCAATACCCCGGTTTGTAAATCATCAAGTCGCTTTCTTGAAACAGTCTTCCCGGCATCAGCAGCAATTTGCCCTAACACAAAATCATTTTTAGGATCTGTAGGATCCTGCTTATTGCTCTTATCTTGGTATACAAAACTATCAAGTATCTCGGTAAGCCTTGTTCCAAAAATATAAACATCTACTTTCCCGCCAGTACCTTCTGATACTATTGTTCTAGTTCCGTCTTCACTTACATTAACCTGTGTCCCGTCACGAGTCATTAAAGTGTCTCCTGGCCCAACTACTATTGCATCAAGCACAGCGTTATCTGATAGAGCCGCGTTTCTATACCCTAAAGATGTGCCGGTATTTGCCCCGCTGAATATAGCAAGAACTCTATTCCTAAAAGCAGAATCATCTTCGGAATTTGACCCGCCACCAAACGCAACCGCATTAATTACCCCTGATACACCGGCAGTACTCGCTGTACTTAATGCATACTTAGAAATGTTGCCAATAGTGCCGATTGATGTGGCTTCAAGACTTACTTGCGCTGCATATTGGTCAGTGTTTCCAACGAAATCTAACGCGGTCCTAAATAATGACGCGGTTGCCCTATATGTGTTAGCGAAAACTGCACTTACTGTTTGGCTATTAACAACTACAAATGTTGCGCCATTATTAGCAGTAACAATATCCCCTTTATTTATTGGGATATCTGCATCTATTGCGTTAAATGTAAAAAGAGCCGGCCCACTTGATTTAGAGCCCTGCTTTCTGGTAGCTCCATAATTTTGCCCCAATCTGTCTAAATCAATACCAATAGAAAGTCGTAATGACTGAGAGGTACGAATACGAGCTAACTCTTCGTAAAGTCTAGATAATTGTGTGGAGGGGTTGTCAACAAATAAATCTCTTGCGACAGTTCCTGGGTTTAAGCTGAGCTGAGGCTGTGCAGCTCTAAAAAAATCCAAAGCATTCAAAATGAGATCGTTTGTACTTTTTAAACGAGCCATTATACCGCCTCATTGTAAAAATCATTCATTAATTCGACCTATTATATATCAAGAGAACCTGATATGATGCGAAAAAATGCCGACTTTAGATTTGAATATTCAATGAAGTTTGAACTTGTCTAAATGCTTTACTTAATACCGTTAACATTATTTTGAAAAATCTAGGATCTTCAGTATTTCTTTGTATTATTACGTCTTGAACTGCCGCTATTTGCTCTTGCGGCGTTACTATTTGGTTACCTTTGGCTTGTTCTTTTTGTATATTTTGTAGATTTTCTAAAGACGCCTTTAATTGTACCGATGCTAAATTTGAAATAAAATTGCTGGAAAAGGCAGTTCCTATTAAAGACTGGTTAATGGGTGATCCGTACCATGGGAATAATGGGTTAGATCCAATGGGTGTGCTAATAATTTTAATAATATCTTGTTTTAATTTATCAGACCCTTCAACTTTTGCTATATCATTAGTATTAGATATTTGTAGGTCTCCGTTTTGTAATTTTAAATCAAATGACATTTTTCCCTTTTGACATATTTTGAACGGCGTCTAAAGGTCTCAAATTAGATAACGCCCAACATTTCTGAAAATTAATATGATCCATAGAATGATATGGTAATAATGATTGTGGAATTACATGATCTATATGCCACTTTCTAGGGCCGCCAGTTTTATATTTCCCATAATTATCCCAATTCATCCACGGCTCCCACAAAGATTGTAAGTGCTTTTTTAATTCATCTATGGTGTATGGCAAATAAAGCAAGCAAGAATTACCCTTCTTAGATGAACAATTCTTTTTTAAAGCCTTATTAATTGCCCTACCAAAACCCTCTCTAATAGATATAATACAATTATTTTTTCTTCGTTCACTTCTGTATTTATTTCTTTTTTCTTTGTTTTTAGACTCCCATTCTTTATTTTGTTTTTGTTCTTTTTCTTTATTGTTTTTATGGCGCTCCTTGCTTTTTTCTCTATTTAACTCTCTATATTTATTTTGGTACTCTTCGTATGATTTCTTATTTTCATCTATCCATTTTTTAGATGCAGCAAGTACTTTTTCTTTATTATTTTCTCTGTATATTTTTTTTGTTGCTTTAATTTTTTCTTTATTGTTTTCTCTGTATATTTTTCTATCTAATTTAATACAAACTATGCATTTAGAATTACATATATAAGTATTATTTTTGCTTTTACGAAAATAAAAATTGTCTTTATTTATTTTTTTTTCTTCACCACACTTAATACATTTTTTCATTAAGTTCCTTCTGGTGTAGATCCGCCCGCAACAATTTCTGGTTGACCAATTTCTTTCCAAATGACATTATGTTCCTTCTGGAGAAGAGCCCCCATCTACAATTTTTGGCTGGCCAAGCTGTACGCTTACATAAAGGGCGTCAGCATAAGATAATAAATGAACAACCTTATCTTCTAACATCTGCATTGCTTTACCTATTGGAAACACAGGCTCAAATCCGGACGCAAACATTCTTTTTTGTACATTTTCATTTATTAATTGTGGATTGTAACTTACAAGCCTTTGAAATGATGAAACGTCTAACATACTAATTAAAACGTCTAAATCTATGGTCCATAATGCAGTGTAAATACAAAGAATATCTATTAAGCCAAGTCCACTAACTTCTCCTGTAATAATTTCTATAGCTCTCAATGCATCGGCTGCTGATTCTAAATAATGGTTTTTTTGTCCCTCAGCCTCCTGAATAAAAGAATCATAAAGCTGTTCTGTTTGCTGAAAATATGAAAGTGCATAATTACCAAGACTTAAATCTGGCGATATGCTAGACATTTTTGATATAATTGATTTGGTATTTAACTGATCTAATCTTTGCTGTATTTGAGAGCTGCTTTTTTTTAATTTAACGGAGCTTTCAAATTTCATATGTTTAGAGTCTTCGGGGCCCAACTCGCTACATATAGGGGTCCAATCAATATTTTTACTAGAATCAGATATTGTATTCACAGATTTGACTAAAATCTCAATCAGAGCCTTAATCATTTTTACTAAACTTTGTCCTGTTTTAAGCCCAGAAGAGTTAAGTTTTAATGAACTCAATATTTGAGAAGAGTCTATCTTTTTTTCACCAAGTAGCGCCTGAGCTAACTGCTGAAGATCTGATGATGTTAGTCCTTGAACTGGCTTTTTAGGATCTATCTTGGATATTATATTTTTAGCTAAATTGCTGTCTAATGACCTCTGTGCCAAACGAATTCTTAAAATGAATTCAATCCCAGGCCGGTCACAATATACATTTGTCTCGCATCTTGTACTTATTTTATCCTTCAGAAATGGGACACAGATAATATTTTTTTCAGGCTGGACTGTATCGCTAATAACAGAATTGACACAAAGCGGCCTTAATATATGAGAATTTGAACTGAAAAAATTAGTTATTGCCCCGCCCCCTTGCAACTCATAATTATTAGAAATCCATAGTTGCCTAGCAGTAATTGTAAATGTTTGAGGGTCCAAATCATTAAAATTAACAAAATTTCCTTTAGCATTAATAACTCTAAATGGTTTAACAAATGCCATCGCAATAGGGAATACTGACGAGTCCAATGGCAAGTTTTGAAACATTTGAATTCTTTTTCTTGCCTCATTTTCTCTATTAGTTTGAAGTTTTAATATATTTGGATCTGGGTTGTTTTTAACATCAGAATTTTTGGTAGCAACTTCACCGCTGTCTTCAGGATTAAAGCCCGGATTATAAAAATCACCCAAGTTGCTATGAATTACCGGAAGCCCAATCATGCGATAAAAAGTATGCGCTCTGCTTTCTTGTGCTTTTTTAGGATCAACTAATGCGTTGCTTAAATTGCTTTGTGATGTTTTAGAGATACGTTCGATGAGCAACGCCGCGCTACTATTTGTTTTTTTCGCAATTGATTGCGTCAATGTGTTAGGAGCAGATACGCTGCGTTTAGCCTCAATCGGCCCAATAAAACGCTGATATAAATCGTCTAAATTAATATGAACACTGCTAATGTCATCACTGTCTGCTTCGGTTACTGGATCTGGTCCAAACTCATCAACAGACTTATCAGATACTATCTTGTCCGCCATTAATCACCACCACCAATATCGCTTTCGTTACGGCGCGGTACAGGATCCGCACTGCCAGCACCAGCACCAGCACCAGCACCAGCACCAACAAAAGTATACGTCTTAGTGTCATTAGTTATTGCGGTAGGGGTAGCATCATTATTTTGCCCGGTAACAATACTAATTACATTTCCCTCAAATGACGCCGTAAGCTCACCACTTCCAGGAGCGGTTGATGTCAAATCTGCCACGAAATCTTGATACCCATCGTATACAAAGGTTGACACATTCCCAAAAGTAACATCAGAGGTAATTAATTTTGCTATTTCGGCCTGGCTTTCTATAGGCATGTTTTGAGTAATCACAGTTCCGCTTGGATCTCTCAATGTCACGGAAACCTTGATTGGTAAACTAGTGAATTGTAAATTGGTGTTTAGTGACACAGTTGTTTTAAATGGACTAACCCCACCGGTAACACAAGCGGTATACGAATCTATAGTTTGTTTCCTTAAAGTCCCCAAACATACTTCAACTTCAGCCTGAAATATTGCCGTGTTAACTGGAGATACATCTGTTCTTAGTTTTGCCAAAGCAGTAGTCATACAAGTTATAGCAGCGTCAATATCTGGAAGCGGCCCAATCCTACTTATAACAGATGCAAGTTGTGGGACCGCCGTTTGCGCTACAATGTTTACTATGGCGCGCTCAGAGGCAATGGCAGGAATACACCCAGCAGTAATTAATCCATACGTTATCGCCAACGCTGCATGATTTGGTTTTAATGTATACTTTATATTGTGTATAAAATATCCATCTTCAGACGCGGGAGCCCCTTGAATAGCCGGCTTATGTATAAAGGTATTTAATGTTGCTTGTACCCCGTTAATTAAATATGGGGTTGTTCCGTCGGCCTCATATACCAAGCCGCCTTGAACTAGTATTGTACCGTTCTGTTTGTTATAATCAATGCTCCCGTTAAATGTGGTGGCCCCGATATATGGTTTTTGCACTGCTATTGCGTCTTTTATTACAAATTCACGAAGCCCGCCAACGTCAGAGCTATTAAATACATGAGGGTTTATATTCATTGTCATGTCAAGTAAGTAAGGCGCTCGTTTTACACTTGAGTCAGCTGCGAATGTATTTCCGTCTGGCCAATAAATACTTCCATCTGCGCTAGGGGTGATTATATCTTTTATATTGAACTGCTGAGTTTTAAGATCCACAAATTGCCAACTTTCATTTCTTAGTGGCGGAACAACAAGATCGGCAAGGAGTCCTATCAATACGTTGTTTGCTTGAGAGTAATAAATTAATTCTCCAACGGTACCAGTTAGTCCGTCTGGATTTTGACTTATGAAATCTGGGCAAGAATTTTGATCACAACACCCAGGGTCGTCTCCAGTCTCAGTATCTCCAGAGCCACACACACTTCTTCCGGCTATGGCAGCTAATGCCTGTATAATTGCCATAATAGCTTTAAAGGCAACCAATATTGCAAACAGTTGTTCAATTATACAAAGTAACATTGCAATTTTTCTAGCCGCTGCAATTATGTCAGATTCAGTTCCTTTGAATGATATAACTTTAGCGAGTAGAAGTAAATTCTCAATGATGTCACGAATGATTGCTATTATCTGAGATATGAGATAATCAATTAAAGCAAGCAGAAGAAGCAATAAAGCTATAATCATGGCGATAAGGGCAAGCCATGGAAACAGATTAAGAAAGTCTGGCAAGCAACGTTTAAACAATCTATTAAGAGCGCGGAAAATTGCAAACGGATTCATCAAAGCGCACAAAACATCCATGATACACATAATCATGTTAAGTAGCGCTTGAAAGAAATTATACAACGATAAATACGGGGAAAGCTGATTAAGTAAACTTGCAATCAAATCTAATATTTTTTTAGAAGCTGTATTTACAAATGGCAGCATTATACCGCCAGGAATGTTTGCAAGGATTTTGCTCAGAAGGTTTAGCAGATCTTCTGGAATTCCATCGGGAAGTTTAATGTCAGGATAAGGTATTGCTGGGGGCATGAACGGAAAGCCAAACCCAGGAATAGGCGGAACTGGTATACTTGGACCAGGATTCAGATTATTGTCAGAGGGTGAGCAAACCATTTAAACCTTAAGTAATAACGTGCTTTGGATTTCGCATAACCAAACGGCCATTTCCAGACCCATTCTCATAGAAATATATTGACTTAGCATCAAAAATAATGTCGTTATAAATAGATTTAAAGCGCATTAATCCGTGACTTACTATATCAACGCCGCCAGCACTTGATATTCTAACTCCAGTATTATCTATTCTTACAATTGTCATGTTTCCTTGCGCCCCAGGTCCAGCTCCGGCAACTACTCTTATATCAACTGTCCCAGCCCTTACGGCATTGTTAGATGAGCCAAATCTACTATCATTAGCAACAGTTTCTCCACCTACTTGTACTAATATATCACCATCAAATCTTCCTGATAAACTCCTATTGTTTAAATCTCTTCCTACATTCATTACCATTCCGCCTGCCATATCTACCCATAAAGATTGACGATCTACCGTATTGCAGCCTATATTAATGCTTAAAAATCCGTCCAAATTAATTGTTCCTGATCGGCCACCAGCATTAGGCTTATCTGTGCCGGAATCAGGGCCTGAAACAATTATATTTGGGCTGACAATATTCCCCGGCAAAGGAGTAATGTCTTGATTATTTAAAGTGCTGTCTGTATACCAGGCAACTGGATTAACTCTATTATGCAATTGAAGTGTTTGCTGTAAATCGTGATAAGCAGTGCCAAGTTTTATAGGAGTTCCAGTGACCCTATCATTTGTTGATGCGTAACTTTTTAGCGTATCTGACTTGCTGGTAATTTCTATTACGCCAACGCCAAATGATTCATTATAGATATCTATGTTGTTTGGGTTTCTTAAAAATTCATTAGGATCAGTTTCTCCATTTGTAGCAACTGATCGTAACGTTGAAAAGTTTTCATATCTCGTTAATAATGGAACGTTACCAATCTCGCTAGAAGATGGTACATTTATTTTAAACTGACCCTCTTTATCTATATCTATTGAAAATCTACTTCTATCTCTTGCATAATCTGTTGGAGTTGCGATGCTGGCATTATCTGGAATTTTTGCCTTACGCGCATTTAACTCAAAATGATACGCGATTGTTTTTCTGGCTTGTTCTCTAAGAGATATAAACGTTGCAGATTTGTTATTTTCTGAAGATTGGAATGATAATGAATCTTTGCCGCTGGGAAGAATATTACGATTCAAATCAATAAGATTACCATTTGCATCAACAACGGTACCTTTAATCGATTCCATTAATTGATTTGGGGCAACTAGACTTAAACTTAATGTGTCGCTTCTTCCATCCCGTCTATCAAAAAACAAAGTAGTTGGAACTTTAATTTCAGGGTTATCATATAATGTTATCTCTGTCTTGTCATCCGTAAAACCGAAGCTATTATCAAATTCATAAACTAACTCGCGATTTTCCGTAAATGAAGGATTGCCCCTAAAAGAAGATGATATAGATGTTGTAGCTATAGGATCTAATCCAATAGGCCGCAAAGCATACGTGTGTGAAGTAAGTGCCGAACCAGTGATATTGCGGTTTTGATCTGGTTCTATATCTCTTTTTACAACGCCTGTGATTTTTCTATTAGCCTCAGAAAAAGATAAATGTTCACTTAATGTATTGCTGTATATTTTCTGAATCGGATCTATCTGTATATACTGAACTGCATTTCCTATAGTTACCCCGGTATTTGGATCTGCAATTATTTTAATATTGTTATCTACTTGCGTTAGCCATCTGCCTGGAAGCAAAGAAGCCATAATATTTCTTCTGTTGCTACTTAAATTACTATCAAATGTATTATCTGATTTCATATAAGATATTACACTCCACTGACCACCTTGAGTCATGGCGCACCAAACGGAAGCTCCTGTTACCGGGAACCCTCCGCTAAACTGACCATTAGGACCCGCCCAAGACGTAGGAATGGACATATCATATTCAGCAGGGAACGTATGCCCGGACTTCAACATATTAAGGCCTACACGCACGGTACCGTTTTTGTTGTACCTACGTATTGTGCCTTGATGGATTGTTCCAGGAAGACTTGGCCCTAAGCTATTTATATCCATATATTATTTAACCTAAAAAGTAGAAGGACCTAATGTTGCATTAACTTCTGCCGCACTTAATTCGCTTTTGTTTAATGCGTCAGTTTGTGCTATACTTAATGCCTTGTTATCAGTTTGTGCGGCCTCACTATTTGTTGGCTGAGCACCAGTACTTATAGAAGGCTTAATATCTTCAAAAACTAACCAGGCATCTATGATATTGTTATATAACACTTGATCTTGTTGCTGTGCGATATTTGCTATTTTTTGGGTAGCCGATGAAAAAACATTGATGTCTGAATTTTGCTCCATAAGAGTTCTAACCATATGCCAGGCAGCAGCAGATGGGCTCGGCGCATTTGGAGCTTTTACATCGATAATTTTAATTTCAACGTTAACAGTATTTATGTCAACCCCTTCATTTTCTTTATGTATGGCAATTACGGTTTGATTTGCCGTTAACTTTTGAGGATTTTGAAGCCAGTTTTTTACCTCTTCTGCTGCGGCTTTTAAGTTTGAATTTAAATCAGCATATATTCTTAATTGTATAATTGGTTTTTTATCTACAAAATTAATAGGATCAACTATTCCTGTGGTGGCAACTAGCATTTGGCTCATAGCTTTAATGTTCTGTTGCCCCATATTTCCAGATAGTAATTGCTCAAGTATTGTCCCAGTGCGGCCGTTACTAAATGTTACAACTGATATATGATTGTCCCCTCCGGCATCTTCACGATTACTTCTAAAATAATTCGTATACTCTTTTGTTTTATACATAAATTTACCAATTATATCTAGTTGCGTTGGAATATATTCTCCCGGAGTATGTCCATAACGCAATGTTAATGATGTTGTAAAGTTACCACTATACGCAAAGCTATGGCTTACATCGGTTACATAAAATAATAGATCATAGCTCTCTAAATATATAACATCCCCAGGCTGATAATACTCATTACCAATAACATCAACGCTTCCTTGTAATATATCTTTTCGTGCCAAATTTAAAAGGTATACTGCGTACGGAGCACATTGAGTGTCGGGATCTGAAAAATACGGAGCACTAACTGACCTTGGAGCTTTAAATCCATATTGACGCCACATATCATAATCAACGGCATAAGCACTTGTAACAACATTGCCTCCATCAGCAGACAGCCCAAGCGCTTGTGAGGTACTTACAAACCCGTCTCCAAAAAGCCCGTTAACACCGACTATTGTATGCGCTGGCGGCTCTTCTTGTATTTTAAGATTTAGTATTTGCCGCTCCCTAATCACAAACCGATCACCAGAACCAGGGCCAAAATCATCATTGTCTTCGTGTTCAATCATGTGCTTCAAAATGCCAGGAATAGATCCCTTTTTATGTAGAGACGGAAATAGCGCTGAAGTTGCTCCTTTCTTTTGGTCGTTTAACTGGATTCCTTCTGTTAGGTTTTTAATTAAGTTAGTTGCTGATAATAATAGTTTTTGGCGCTCTGAAACAAATGCAGATATTTCGTTTATTATTTTGGTAATCCCTGTGCTGTTTGCTCTATTATTAGATAGCCTGGTGTCAGATTGTAATTCTCTAATGGTTATTTGAGAGCCGCCTTTGTTACGAGTTAATCTCTCAGATATTTTATCTATCAAAAAAGTATCATTAACGGCGCTTATTTGAGTGTTTAGAGCTTGTGTGGCCGCTCCTATTGCTCCAATTCTAGCTACAGGATCAAATAGTATAGTGGCTTTTACTGCGTTATTAATTCCAAGAACGTCATTTGTCAGACCTCCACTATTTACATAATTTGCACTTTCAGGATCACTTTGTGTAATGAATTTTTGAAATGATTGACCTCCAATTTTACCGGTATCAAAACTAGAAACAAAGCTAAACGTAGCTCCTGCACTATTGCCAGAGGAGCCTCGCAAAAAAGCTCCGATACTTTTATTAGGATCGATATCTCCGGCAGAAACAACCCCTAATGCAAGAGCGCGAATTCGTATTTCATCTTCCACTATTTCAATACGAGAAACAATAGATTGAAATTGATTGAATAATAAACTTTCTAAAAATTGAGGAAATACCTGAAAACCACTGCGCTCTTTAGCTCTGAACATTCTATAGAAAACACTACTTGGCATCCTGTTATATTGCGGAGGTCTAGCTTGTATATGTCCTTGAGTATCTGCGAATATCTCTAGCCCAAGCAATTCAGCAGTGCTTATTATTTGTTTATCAATGGTTGTATATTCACTTTTAAGAAGCTCTTGTTTTCCGCCTAGCTTTCTTTCAAAAGCCATAATGTCAAAGTTTTTATCGTATTGATCGTCAACTATAAATAAGTTTGCGTCCTCATTGGATTTAACTTTCCACAATCTCCTTTGAGTTATAACATTTAGTTTCAGCTTAAACTCTTCAGAATCTTCAAGGCGCTGTTCTTCTGTTTGTGAACTTGAGCTAGAAACACTTGGGCTTAAAGAAATGTCGTCGCCTATAATAATAATCCTTCCACTGTTTGATGGCGCTAATTTATTAATGGTTTTTTCAAACTCTCTTTTGGCCGCATCGATTTGTTGGTCTAGTAAATGTATTTGCGTTCTTAGCCCTTCTATTTCAGTACTTGTACCATTTGGGTTAACTGCCTTTGTTTGGCCTGAGGCATCTCTAGCTACAGTTTGCGGAGCGGCAGAATCATGTAAAAGTAAGCGATCTTGTAGTCCGGCACGTTGATTTATAAGATCTGCCAAATCAGAATTTTGCTTTGAGAAGTCAGCTTGACCAGAACGAATAAATGTTTCGGCTTGCTCGCTAATGGTTAATTTTTTAAATGGTACGAAATTTCCCCAAATCGCATTTCTTTTTGTAAGCTGCTGTGTAATATGCGCTATATATGTCTTGGCAACATTTGAATTTTTTTGCTCATCTGTCGTTGCCAATGCATTACCGTTTGCCATGGCTGCTTGCAAAAATGTATTGTAATTATATGGCTGCCCAGTAACAAGCAGCGATAACGTATTCATAACATCTTGTCCGGCAAACGGATTGGCAGTTAATAGAGTTACAGAAGTGTCGTCAACAGAACTGTCAGGATAAGCGCGTTCTGTTTTTGTTACTGTTCCTATTCCTTCTTTCCACCTATATACAAACCCAGGAGGATCATGTAACACACGCTCGAAATTGCCAGACGAATCTATTTCGCCGTTTGGAGCTACATATAAATCTTGGTTTGCTTTCTGTCCCCTAAATTGACCGTTAACAAATTTAGTAGCGTCAGATTGTAAAATGGCAACGTTTTCACTTAAAAGTTCTGGAATATTGCCCTGTTGAACATCTGTTAAAACTTCCCCAGAGGATCCGTCAAAACTTACTTTAAAAGGAGTTAATGGATCGTATAACCTCTGATTAAATACATCCAGCGCAGGAACTGTATTTATTTGGCTTTTTGTAAAGTATCCCGCGTTATCTTCACACGAAACCGCTAATGTATACTTTGCCTCACCAGAAGAATAGTTATGAACTGCATTTTTAACTAGACCAACAAATGTAGATGTGCCGGCTGCCTGTTTTGTAAAGTCGTTTTTATAAAGACGCCATAGCCAAGGAGGAAAGTCAGCCCCAGCAATTAGTGTTCTTTCCATGTCATCTACAGACGGAATCGATAACCCATCAGCACCTCTTGCCCCAGATGTTGCTAATGTGTTTATATTTTTTACAAGACTGTTTAGTTTGTTAGCGAATGAAAGACCTCTGCTTTGTAACTCAAACCCCTGTGTTGCATTTGTGTCATGCATGGTTCTTGAGGTCATAAATATGTTTACAGTATCCATTGGTTGAATTAACGGCCTACCATTAAAATGCTGCAACATTTTTCGTCTAGCATAATTAGTATCTTTATTAAATTGAACAACATTTGATCTTGTCTCATTTTGGAAGGCAAGCAATTGATATGTGTTTCTTATTAACTCTTTGAATACACTAACATCTTTTGTACTAAGCCCATTCTTTCCTCTTAACGCCACTGGATCTATATCAACATCAGAACCAAATCCGGCCAAACCAGAGTTGAATGTAAAGTTAATTTCTGGAGTTGGGCGATCTCCAAGTCCCTCATCTCCTACAAGCCCTCCATCAAGTATTGCTTTTATTTTTTTCGAAACAATTGTAACAGGAGATAACACGATAGTAATTGTTGAAGCCCCTCTAGCAGCTCTTTGTTGGTTTAATTGCTGCTTTTGTTGCTCAATTAGCTTTTTAGTTTCAATCTCTGTAAACCTGCCAAAAGCACTATTTTTAAAGTAATTGGTAGCGTCCCTTATAGCAACATCAATATCGTCACCAGTTATAACAAACATCTTGTAAGGGTCTTCTATAGTAAAGTTGGCACTGCCTGAATTAAATGTAACGCCACACTTGCTGTTTACCTGTGTGACTGTAGTTAGTTCAATGACTCCTGTGCCTTCTCCTAAAGCACTCATAAAAGCAGTTTCGTTATCAATTAGCCATGTTGTAGTTGAGTTAGGCTCAGAGAACGCATGCACTCGTCTCAATGTCTCAAATATTGAACGGGTTTTGGTATCCATAATATTATGTAAAATACCAGCGTTTTCCAACTCAGCAACACCATTCATTAGAGTCGGAAACATATACGAATTCATATGTCCGCTTTCTATTGCCAATGATTCAATTTTAGTTAAACGCTCATAAGCAGAAATAACTCTACATTTGTTTTGAAATAGTTTTTTTGAAGCGCGTATAAATAATTTCTCATTCTCTTCAAGCTTTTCAAGATTATAGTTTTCAGACAAAGAAGAAAACATACGCTTCTTTATAAGGATACAAATATCAGGCTGCTGCCATACAATGTCTCTTAAATTCGGCCTAACATTTCTGATAAAACCATCTTCTACATAAGACCGTTGCGCAGACTGATCAAACTTTTTTGCAAAATCTCCAAGCAAACCAAACGGCTTTACTCTTCCTTTATCATCAATAGTATCAAGGCTGGTGACGCTATTTTCACCAAACCCATATTGCTCATTGATTGCGCTGCCCAAACTAGATAAAAACGACATATAACTTCCTAAAATATGCTTGTTATAAAATCTCCAGCATCTTCAAGCGCATCCTTAAGAGAAAGCCCTTGATTTGATTTAGAAATTCTGTTCGGAGTAGCTTGCTCATTATACAGGCTCTTATAGCTGTATGGCGGCCCGTGCTCAGGATCGCTCATGCTTGGCCCGTGCGTTGGGCTTCGGTGCCATCCCAAGAAGTTGTTTCTAGTTCCTCTGCGCTGTACAACTACAAATGCCATGTTGTAATCAAAAAGCCCTAAGTTGCTGGCTTTCTCTTCAACTGAAAAGTCTGTAAAATATCCACGGAATACCCACCCGGAATAATACATTTCTACCCCAAATGCTAATGATGCTAGGGTTGGTTGGGCTCTTGTAGACACAGTGCTCCCTGTCTCAATTGCGTTTGAGGCTAGGTCAAGAAAGCTTTTGCCAGCACCAGTTAACGTTGCCCCAAGACTATTACTTGGAAAATCTCCTAAGAACGAAAACTGATCATTGTTCTCAGCATCCCTATCAGACGCTAACGCAAGGGCATACGGATCAAATGCTCTCTGCTCACTTCTGTAAATATTTTCTAATACATTTATACCTTCAATTCCAGAGCTTCCTGTTGTGCCCTGTATTTTCATTTGAGATAACTCTTCTCCCCAATATTGCATAACATAACCGCCCTTAGTTCTGTTGCTTGTTATGTGTTTTTTCTCGCTATACGAAATGCTTTGCGGATTAACATACATTTCAATAACGCCGGACTCAGGAATAAACCAATGAATAATATTACGCGATAAAACTGCTGATCTGTCAGCTGGAATGTTCGGAGTTATATTGTTAGCAGTACCTCCGCCATTGCCGGCAGAAGATGTCGTAAAACCAGGAACGTCTCTATTACCACCTACAATTGCTTGGCTAGTTAGCGAAAAAACATCCTGTGGTTCTTTAGGATAAGACATTATTTAGAACTCCCCGTTGTAATGTTAAAAACTCCATCTAGATATTTTTTAGATTCTTCGTGGATTTTGACTTTAAATAAATCTGATTCTACAATTTGTATTTTTATATTAACTAAATTATCTTGCCCTCGAACGCCAGCGCCTCCTCCAATTGCTCGTGCAGCGGCTCCATGTGCCCCAGCAGGTAATCTTTCCTCGTGTGGTGGCAGAAGATCGGCGCGCGTTTCAGGGGCTACTGGTGCGGACGGAGAAATTCCAAGAATACCAGAGCGACTTTCAGGGGCTACTGGTGCGGACGGAGAAATTCCAAGAATACCAGAGCGACGTAACGCTTCTTCATGTCTAGCTGGGTTTTCTTCTTCCGCCTTTACAGATAATAAATCAATTCCTGTTTTTGCCTTTTCCGCTTTCTTCTTTTCTTCTGCCTCTTTTGCCTCATCTGCCGCAAATACTGGTCTAATATATTCTTTCGCACCCGCTTTCTCCGCGATTGCTGCCGCCATACCGGACAATGCGTCTGTATCCATTAGATTCTTAACATTCATACTGCTCTTGAATGCATCTACGGCAGGGTTTAAATAACTAGCCATTTCGCCAGTAGGAATTTTACTCATACCTTTTTCAGCGGTGCCTTTCATAGTTTGCAAAAGTGCATAGCTAGACGCCGCTGTTAATTGCTGAGCTATAGTCCCAGCATTAGCAATACTTATTAAATCACTTGTTTGTTTTTGTTGAAATCTATCTCCTCTGTCTATGGCTTCCGATAAAACTTTTTGATCGTCTTTTTTCTCTTCAATTTTTTTGCCAGTCGCAAGAAATTCAATAAGTTTATTAGCAGAGCCTTGATCTTTTGCTAACCCCATATTTATTAACATGGTTTGTTCTTTTAGTACTTGTGGGGCTAATGCTGCATTTTTTTCTACATCTGCGGTTGTTGATATTCTACCAAATTGGCGGGTCATAGCTTTTCTTGCCATTTCCGCCACTTCATCCATTTTGCCCTGTTGCTGCAAAAACTGAACGTGCATAGCTCCGGCAATACCGCCTTTACCTCCTGATTGCGCAGAAATAAATGCCTGTTGAGCCGTGTCCATACTTTTTATTCCAGAAGAAAACCCCTCAACTACCTCTGTAATTGCTTCCTTTGATGTCGTGTCTTTCAAAGCTCCCTGGAAAGCACTCACAATCGTCAACGCACTACTGGTATTATCTCCAAATAATTTAAATGAGTCGGCTATTTTCATAGTAGAACTATTTATTATTTCCATTGGCACTTCCAAATCTTGACTTGCCTTGGCCATTTTTGCAATAATACTTAGACTCGCTCCGCCTTCTATATTAAACTTAGTATAAAGCTCATTTTGTCTTTTGCTAACATCGGCAAGATTAAGACCGTATGCAGCCGCGACCTTCATTCCGTCAGAAAGATCGTTCACAGATGTCTTTGTTTTGCCCGCACTTTCTCCGAACTCATAAGTTGTATCTGTTAATGCGCCAGGTATTTTCATTAATTCAGCAGCATACTTGGCAACAGTTGGTATCAACATTCCACTGCGTGTAGCTGCGTCATTTATTTGCGCGTTGTATTGAGCAGCTACATCATCTAGTCCATCAAAATTTTCATGAACCGCGCCCATTATGTTGTTTAGATTGCCTGAAGCCGCCGCTGCTGCGATTATACCCGTCTCTAAAGACTGAAATTGATCCGCCGCACTAGCTACTCGCTCAAGACCGGGAGCTAAAAGTCCTATTAATGGAATTTTCTCTAAAAATGGTTTTAAACTTGTAAATCCTTCAGCAATAGATAATCCAGATTGTTTGCCGGCAACTCCAAGCTGCCCAAATAAGTCAACATTAACTTTTATAATATTACTCATAGCAAGAAGTGCAAAACCACCCTCCATACCAAAATCATTTATTCCAGACCTAGCAACAGACAATTGATCGGTAATACTGTCTAGATTTATCTTAGACAAATTATTCCAAACTTGCTCAATTGTATTTCCGGCCAACTTTGTCATCTCATTCAGCGCCCCCATAACATCTTTATATTTACTGGCGCTGGCTGTTGCTGCATCAATTGTGGTTGGCGTTCCTGGCGATATCGCCGGTGCCTCCGGTGCTATTGGATCTCCTGCTGCCATCTAATTATTCCTTAACCACTTTTCTTCTTCTCCTACGTGGTGGCGTTGTTGCTTGTTGTATCTCTTCCTCTGATTTATACTCTCTTATCATTTTCATAGATTTTTCTACATCCTCTTCTGATGACTGGAAATCTGGATTGTCTTTCTTTACCATTTTCTGAGCCATCTCCAAATTAGAAAATGACCCAACTAAAATTGCTAAAGACTTATAATTCTCAAGTTCAGTCACGATTTTGTTTGACCAATGCTCGAACCACCAAAGTTTTACAAACGGATCCATCTCCTCAAAAAAATCATCGTCAGGATTCTTTCCAAATGTCTCACATAAATAATGAAGGAATCTATGCCCTGGGTCCTTCACCACTTTTGGTCATTTGCTCAGCAACCTCCTTCGCCTCCTCTTCTGTCTTAACAGAATATTTAGCTGTATTGTTTTTTGTTAATTTTTCATAATGCTCGTAAATGTGACCAATAAAACTGTCATCTTGCTCCTCTAAAAATGCCGCCCGCGCCGCTATCCTCTCATGCTCGTTCCCAACTATATTAAGCATTATATCAACATCAACACCGTCAATAGCATATAGCGAATACGCCAAAACTCTTTCTCTTAATATTAACACGCCTTCTAATTGACTTGTTTTATTGTCAGATAATTCCGTTGCAAGATGAAGTACTTTTTTTACCTCTCTGCTCTTAAGAGTTCGTAAAGAATACGTAGTTTTGCCATTATCAGTTTCTACCGGGACATCAACTTTTGATCTCCCAATACCAACAAGTAATTCAATTCTACGCTTTGCAGAATCGCTTACTTGCCCATATTCCTGTACCTTTCGTTGACGAGCCGCCATTACCTCGGCAGCTGTCATTTGAGGCTGCTGAGGCTGACTTTCATCGTTTACAGTAAAGTTTCTCATCCCAGACCCAGAAGAATCAAATTCTCTAGATCCAATATCGCTTTCTATTCTTCCCATATATACTCCTTGTTATTATGCGACATTATACGCACAACAAGTATATATATCAGGCAGTTTCGATCAGTTATACCAAACCAATTTCAAGTAGTAACCCAGAGGCATCCAAAGAACCAATGCGACCACCCCTATCAGTTTGACGCTCAAATTCATTCGGGGTTCCTGGCAATATTAAGTTACGGCCGCCAGCGACAGTTGTTACTGCGTTGCCAGATCCAATTGTAGAATAAATTCTCTCGGCTTCCCAAGACATATCTTCAACAATGATAAAGTCAGACGCGCTGTATGTATAATTAATTTTACTGATCCAAACGCTTTTAATAACAGTTGTAAGCATCGAGCCAGGATCAGAACCAGCAAACGTATCAATAATATGAATGTCAAACGGAACTCTTTGTGACGCTACGTGGATAAACCCTCTACTAAACGCCGCCGCAATTCTTAAATTATCAAAACGAGTACGCTTGCAATCTCCGGTAATATTAGTAGCTGATTTCGGAACGCTATCAATATGACCGTCAGTTCCAACTTCATCAATCATTGCAATCGGTCTGTTTTCATTAATTGACAGAGAGGTTATAGCTCCAACCGGATTGGCACCTACTTTAATTATGATGTTTGTGCTTACCGATGTGAAAGTTTTATTCTGCCCATCAGAAGAACTAGACTCTGTATTTAAAGTTACCATTTATCCATCCAATTTAAGTTGTTATACACTCATCAAAATACACCATTATGCCTACGTTCTAATCTATAAAAATGCAATGCTATTATGCCTAACTTTATGAATTCCATCTAATACGTTTGTTTTTGCACTTAATGGCCGCAAATTAGACAGCGCCCAACACTTTTTAAAATTAGGATGTTCCATTGAATCGTACGGCAAATCAGCCTGCGGAATAATGTGATCTAATTGCCATCTCCAAGTAGTAGGATCGTTATCATCCCATTTTTTAGCTACATACCTTCCTCTATTTTCCCATGTCATCCAAGGCTCAAACAAAGACTCTAAATACAGTTTTAATTCCCCTATTGTATATGGCAATGCTAATATTATCGACACGCCGCATTTAGATCCGTTATTATTTTTTAATCCTGTAAAGATTGCTGTTGACACATATATTCGTAATTTAAAGAATGGATCGTTTTTATTCTTTTATTTCTGCGAACATTTGCTTTTTCCTGCAAAATATCCTTGTTTTTGGCACGATATTCTCTGTCATATGCAGCTACGCGATCTGCATGTTTGGCTGCACATTTTTTTGCTGACGCAATTCTTTTATCTCTATTTTTTATATATAATGCCCTTCCCATTGCGTTAGAGCAGTCTCTGCAACGACCACTTTTATAAGCTTGGGCCCCGCAATCTTCAGTTAAACATATTTTATAATGTCCCAACGTCAACTCTGCAATATATCCAGTTAATCGCCTGTACTGGTTGAACGGCCGCTGTAACGTCCCACTGCCTTGGCTCGAATGAATTTCTCGTTACAGTTATATCCTTAAAGTCTGTGATTAGACGCTGAGATATGAAAGACCCGAATGCATCAGTTGCCGTTGCAAAGAGCGTTGTCTGGAACGTTGGAGTCTCTGCCGTACCAATAAATCCAGCAAATGTCTTTCGTAACGATTTCGCAATCCTGTCACGAATGAATATAACCGAAATTTCCTCTTCCTCAGCAAATCCACTCGTTGTAGTTGTCTTGCCCCAAAGAACCTTTCCTCCACCGATAACCGGCTGAAGTACTGAAATTCCCGCCGCCGCTATATTCGCAAGCGTCATCGGTGAATATATCTTGTTCCTTAGAATCGTAAATCCTGAAAGAACTTTATTCGTAAGCGGTGTGTTAATGGTGTTTGTGGCGGAGAAGAACGCTGCCGCTGCTGCCGCTATAAAGAATCCATCAACAAACTGACGATCAGATCCTACCTGAACTACTATTTGATCAGGATAGAAATACACAACCCTGTATGTATCTCCAAATGCATCTTGAACACCGTAATTAGTTAAGTCCTCTGTATTTCCAGCTAATACCTCGGAAACAGTATCTCCCTGAATTCCCTCAAGAATTCCAATATCCTCTGCCGCAGCAAGCTTAGATCCAATAACATTTTCTGGAGTTAGCCCCTGAATCGCTCCTACAAACAACATTCTTTCGTGTTTATTCTGTAAATTGCTTTGAGTTACAACATGCGCTTTACCACTTTGAAATATTGCACTAATTGTTTGTGACGGAAGAGGTACAACTATATCAATGTCAATTTTTTCTAACGCCTCATACGCATTAATCCAGCCAGCATCAAAGAACGTTGCATCTTTCTCATCTACAATCGTTGCTCTTAACGCAGACCCAGCAGTAAGCGCCAAATCATCAGTAAATAGAACCTTTGCACTCTGTGAAGAAGAATCTAATACTTGGAATCTAATATTAGACTCAGCCACAAACGATCCTCCAGATATCTTAATAATACCATTAGCAACAGACACAATAGTAAATGTTCCGTTGTTACCGGCGTTTGTTGCGTCATATATCTTAACAGTTCTAGTGGCGGATACATCGTCAGTGTTAAACTGTACAGTAGCAGAACTTAGATTTCCTGCCGCTGTAATTACTCCATCAATACCTGCTTTCTGCACTGAATTTTCAAGAACAACCGTATAAGCAAATACATACGCTCCGAAAATAAACGTATTAGGACTGGCAGTAATTGAAGAGTTGTAATAATCAGTTTTATTAGGAATTACCTGAGACTCAACTCCGGTAATTGCATTTGTAATAAAGAAGTGTATGTTGGAATTCGCATCCGGAACAACTCCTAATGGTAGCGGGAATGTTAGGTCATCAGCCGTAACTCCACCACTAGCCGAAGTTACTAGTGAATACGAAATTCTACGAGGTAATGCCGGGGCCGTTTCACAAGCAAATACCCCAGGAGTAGCGTTTGCAAAAGAAATCTGCGCGCCCAAACTTAATCTGTTTGTTAAGCTTGCAAATCCATGTTTAGCAGCAAGTGAGTTTATATCGCTGAAAAACTCAGGATCATTAATGTCTGCTTCTGATATATAATTTACTGTAAGCGAATCGGCAGCTACTAATGCACCGCCTTTAACCTGAATAACAAACGTGTCTCCCTCTAGGAACTTCGTTGAGCCTTCCGCAATATCAAAAGAAAGAATGGTATTGCTGGTAATGATTCCGTTTGATTGCCATACTATTTGATTTCCATACCCATCAAGTATGATTCCTGACTTTGTTCCTCTTGCAATAAAGCGAGCATAACCGTCGATAGCCGCTCCATAACCATCTCTCCTAACGCTAGTACAACGAACAGTCCAAGTCTCAGTTGGAGCGTCAGTATCAACCAAAGAAAGATTTTGAATTACTCCGTTTCCAACATTTGTAGCGCTTGCCGAATAAAATGAACCACCCTGATCTACTAATTGAGCCGCTTGAAGTTCAATGTGACCGGTAGAGATTTCTAGTTTGGCGTCGTAATTATGGTCAAAAGGATTGCTATCAATTGCGCCTTCAAGAATACTTAGCTCAATTCCGTTTTTGAATAATCTTGAACGATTTGAGATGAGCGAGGCAAGTGATGTAGTAAAGTGCCTTCCGTCCGAACCTTTTGAAGTTGAGTAGGTTGGGTCAAGGCCGTCATTACCGCCGCCTACAGCATTGGCTACTAGTGTTTCTTGTCTAGCGCCCTCACCCATTAAGCAAGCGAGTCTAATGCCGCTAGGAGCTGAGACACCACGACTTAGAGTTTCTACGTTAACTATTACACCCGGTAAATCATTAGTACTGCCTGGAAATGTGGCTGCCATATATGGTCCTTTTTAAAACGAAATCTAAATGAATACAAAATTATTGCCTGTACTATCTAGATACTGTTTTATTATTAGGAATATCTATTTTTTATGCCTTACCCTTGTTACACCATCAATTATATTTTGTTTAGCTGAATACGGTCTTAAATTCTCTAGTGCCCAGCATTTTTTAAAGTTTTCATCGTCCATGCTAGTATATGGAAGGTCTGATTGAGGGATAATATGATCTAAATTCCATACCCAAGTAGAAGGAGCGTCATCTTTCCACGTTTTTTTATTGTACTTGCCCCTATTATCCCAAGTCATCCACCATTCAAATTTAACATTAATATGAGAGTTTAGTTCGTCAATAGTATATTTTAATTTTTCAATACTAGAATCTCCATATTTTGACGATCCCGAATTTTTTAGCGCATCATAAATAGCCCTTGAAATCAAATTACGAGTAGTCCAATATTTTCTATACTCAGGATCACCTTCAAATCTAGCCCTATCTTTTTTATATCTTCTTCGGCATTTTTCTCTTAATTTTTCAGGACTAATATTATCGTCTCTTTCTTTGGCACAAACTCTGCACTCTGAATCGAAATAAATATTAGCAACTATACCGTCAATAATTTTAGCCTTTTTTATTCTAAAGTTATCTTTGTTTAGTATTTTGTTTTTCTTACACTTTCCGGTACACGTTTTATATTTAATAGGCAATGAAGCGGCAAAAATATCAATTTTATCTTTACTCTCACTATATGTTATGATGTTTTTGCTTGCTTTTTCTTTTTCACACTTAATACAGATATTGGCTACATTCTTTCGAAATCTTTCTTTATTTATTTCGCCACAATCACACTTTCTTTCTCGTAAATTTGCTTCAACAACTAATATTTCTTTTGAGCTTAAAATTATAATATTAGATAGCTGCCAACGTTCATAAAAATCTTCGTGTCTAATTTTGTGATAAATGCGCCAAGTCCAGGTAGAAGAATCAGCATCATCCCAATTCTTTCTAAATGAACCGTAATTATCCCAGTTAACCCAATGTAAAAACTGAGCCTCTACATAAGCTTGTAAATCTTCCATTGTGTAAGGAAGATCGTTTATAATTGCAGCATTTTTTGATCCGTGAATTTTTATAGTATCTTGCAGTAATATTTTTTTTAATTTTACAGGAATAGATTGTTCATATTTTCTATTGTTTTCTTTTAGGCGTTCTTTATTATCTTTTTTCCATTGTTTTTTATATTCTTTTTCGCAAATAGCACATATTTTTCTAAAATATATTGTTTTATCAGCCCCTAAAGTTTCTCTAAAATTATCAGCATTTAGCTCCTTATAAATTCCGCATTGATTACATGCTCTTTCCATTTATCACCAATTACCCAATGTTAAAATCTTACTCTTATTTTACAGCCCAAAAGCATCAATTAAACTCAAATTACTGTGCCATTCCAAATTAGGGTCAGGTATGAATTCGCCTGTTTTAGTATTGGTATGGCCAAATTCTACGCAGAAACTGATGATATCAATTATATTATCAATCGGTATTTCTCGACGCCACTCACTGCGTACCTCAAGGGTTATTGTTTGTGTAAATAACTTATTGTTTCTATCTTCTTTTTCAGATGGCGCCCCAACAGATATTTTTTTAATTAAAACGCCTGCTCTACGAAGATCGTCATGGCGCCAATCCACACAAATTGCCGAGATAATTTCTGTTATATCATCGCGTTCTCTCATACCAAGGCCTTGAACCTCTACAGTAATAGATCCTTCCCAAGCGCCGGTAGTAATAGAGGCGATTGGTGTGGTGTAAATTTTTTCATTATATCCGTCACTAACGATAGTAGTATCAAAAAGGATATTTTCTTTATTTCTATTAAAACTGATCGGAACGCTACTAGTACCGCCAGATTTAACTAGAATGGCGGGATAATAGATTACCTCGAAACGGTTGGACTCCGAGATAAAAACCCTAGTTGTGGACGAATCATTTATTCCGGCATCAGGAGGAAGATCTGTGTTATCTACAGTTAATGGATACCCCCACGGATCAGATCTGTAACAATAGTAGGAGTCTAGACTGAATACATCCCTTATAGTTCCAATGATAGCTTGTTTAACATAGGTGATCTGGGTGTTCTGAGCCATATTAAAAATAGAATACAGATCAGTTTTATTCGTCGATCCCGCGCCCTGCCAATAATTACTCATGCAAAAATGTCAAATTATGCGGCCTTCTTTTTATGTCTAACTCTGCTTGCTCCGTCTATAATATTTTGTTTGGCGCTTAGTGGCCTAATATTTGAAAGTGCCCAACATTTCTGAAAATTACTCTCCGGATCATGTGACATCTCGGTAAAAAGCAAATCAGACTGTGGGGTAATATGATCTATGTTCCATTTCCAAGTACTAGGATCGCCATCATCCCAAGTCTTAGAATTATATGGCCCCTTGTTTTTATCTGTCATCCAAAAATCATATAGAGACTGTAGGTGAGCGGCAATTTTATCAATATCTAAAAATTCGGATATAGACCTACCATTTTTGGTCGTGCCCTGTTTTTTAAGAGACGCAAATAATTGTGAATAATTTATTACCGCCACACTGTAATCTTGACAATCGGCCTGGATACACCAAAACCGTGTGATTCATCGGCGCGGTAGACCCGGGTGTTTTAGTGAAGTAGCCGCGTCCATCCGTCTAAGTTCACTAAATTGGCCAGTTTCACTTTCTGGTGAACCCATGCTATTTAGTGAAGCATGGCCGTCCGAACCGCGGAAAACAGCTCGTTGCGGAAGTCCCCTGGCGAGCCTCCTGGACCTAGATTAGGGATGAGGGTGCATGATATATTAGTTGCGAGCGGTCCATAGGCCACAACTCCATTCGCTCCTGGCGCTCTTTGGTTCTATGGGCCGTTCAATTTAATTTCCAGCGACGACATAATTCAATTTAGCAGTTGACAATATAACGAGGCCGAACTAAACTGACATCAGGCCTCAAAAAAAAGGCTAAATAAACATCGGATACCTCAACTTGTCAATTAGCGCCGATACACACATATAAAGTGCTCCTATCGGCGCTTTATGGCAAGTAAGATTCCGCTCGCAACAATTTAGCGTTTGACAAATACAAAACGCCGAACTAAATTCAAACCCAGACCAAATAAAGGACAATATCAAATGAAAAATATAGCTAAAAATATCGGATACCTCTTTATAATAACGGGATGTGGTGGAGGAGATTTAACGCAAACTGGAACTAAGCTTCAATGTGAGGGCTGCGGAACCGGCGGAGCCTCTATAGAAGGAGACTCTGGGACTGTCGCTTCAAGTGGAGGTAAAGGAACTGGCGGATCAGTTGGCGTTGGAACTGGAGGATCTGTCGTTTCTTCTGGCGGGTCCGTTTCTACTGGTGGAGTTGTAGGTACTGGCGGAGTTACTTCTTCTTCTACTGGAGGAGCTTCTGCTGGCGGCACATTTTCAACCGGTGGAATTTCTTCTGCCGGAGGAATTACTGGTTCTGGGGGGCAAATTGGCTCTGGCGGATTAACTAGCTCTGGGGGCAGTGGCAGTTCAAGTTGCGATCCTCCGACTCAACGAGTAGATTGTGTTATTCATAGCGGGGGCAACCCCTCCTATATTGGAGCCTGTGTGCCAGATTGCAGCTCTTATCCAAAGATTCCTATTGGCGGCATATGGATCGTCGCGGGATGTACTCAGTTACCAGGATATAGGTGTGTTTTTTGTAATGGTTATCCATGCAAATGATTACCATCTATATGTAACGGTTGCAAACGGAGTAGACGTTATAATGTTAACGCTTGCTCCGCTTTTAACAGATCCTAGCGCAACATACCTAATATTTTTTCCTGTGCCAGTGCGGATCCCAAGCCCTATAGTGGATACAGTTGCTGTTAAAGGAGTTCCTACAACATATGGGGCCTTAAAATTAATGCTTGTCACATCGACTACCGTACCAACGCCATTGCCAGGCCCAATAATAAGGAATATTCCGCTTGTATCACTGGCATTATTGTCCGTCGTTTTTGCAGTCAAGGTAGATGTAACTACTTCCACACCAGACGGAAGCAGATCGTCTAGAGACACATCCCAGACAAATGCCCGAGCATCTCCAGCATTAACAGCGAAGTTATAATTTATTGTGATTGATTCTGGGTCTCCTATAATTGTCGCAATAAGCAGCCCGCCAGTAGTATAAATAGATGTGCTTCCTGGCCCTCCGGCTAAGAGCGCTATTGTAGAGGTTATATCGTCAAATACAGCGAAGTTACCATTTGACGAATTAAGAGTAATAGTTCCAGTTTGATTTTTATTGCGCTCAATTACAAGACCCTTAACTCCCGGGGCATATATAACGGCTGTATTAGAGGCGTCATCGGTTGTATACTTATCTAGAGCATTATCAGTTACCAACCCAGTAGCATTGGTGGCATCAACATTCATAGCAATATAATGCAATACCTTGTTTGCGCCTCTTTCAAGTCTGTTGCCCGTAATTATATTGCGCAAACCAGATGCCATAATTATTACAGACACCCCTACCTCGTCTTTGATCCCTTTAAATGTATTAGAATGCGCAATTGCAGAAGGGTCCACATGCAAACACCTAGAATAAGAATACTGTGTGACTCCATCTATTCCGAAATTAGTTGTGTTATTTACAACTGTACACTCTGTATCGCCATCAACTCCAGAAGATCCTCTATATACCATAATAGCATAATTTACCGGAACGCTACCAAATAGGACCCTGAAATCAGTCAAATATGCATCGTCATAAGCCTTTAGGTCGTTTCCGTCAATTAATAATGTGCCAGATGGTTTAGCCAAATAATTAGTAGTTACAGATTCACAATGAATCCAGTTGCAGAAATTATTCTTAACTATAATATTAGCTGTATCATGTAAAATTGATGCTACAAAATTACCCAAACTATTCAAATTACCAATATATCTACAAATATTATTACTAATAGTAAGCCCTTGAATGGCACCTATTAATGATGATGAGCTTATTATTTGACCTATGTTTCCGCAGCTATTGTGTGTAATAAACGAATTAGACGCGCTAAGACCAGGGGTTGCAATCTCCAGAAGTGCTGTAGATACGGTTGTTAAAATAATGTTTTGCTCGTGATTACAATAGTTTGTATGAATAAAGGAATTGTTTATTGCGGCAGGATTTGAGCTTCCGCCGACATTTGAGTTTACTATTGCTACCGCTGACATTCTTCCTGTAGTTGATCCGTCTATAAATGTATTTTTTCTTATTATAAGGGCGTTAAGCGTATCTCCCTTGTCTACGTTTAAACTAATAAATGGCGGGCGAACAGACGTACCTAATGAGCATGTGAATGTACACTCTTCAATTTGGAAAGAATCCAGCGACCCACTTTTGTACAAACACCCAGCTCCACCAATAACATTAGCATTAACATGGTCTATTACCGGCGGGGTTGTTGCTATATATGAAACCCCAACAGGATTATAATTGAAATTTATCTTCTTAAATGTTACGTTGGATCCTAAAATAAACCCTTTGCCAATAATTACATTAAACGTGGCATTTTCACCTTCAAATGTTACTGGGTTAGTAATGCCCGAAAGATCAATTGTTGAATCTACTGTAAAGTTACCACGAATTTTAATCGTATTATTTACACTTCCAAAATTATTTATCCAGGTTTTTAAAGATTCAATAGAATGAAAGTGCCCAACAAAATAATCTTCAGATGCAGTTTTGGGCCGCGGAACCCAAGTAAATGGAATGTTTAAACCTTCATTTGCTACGAATCGTCTAGCGTCACTTGTTGCAGTCACCGTAAATGAAGCAATTGATACTGTAATTGTATAAATAAGTGTTAAATCTTTTCTGGTGCTTATCAACTCAGTAAATGTAACGCTTGGAACATAATAATTCCCAGCGCCTTTAGTTGCAAAATACTGCTGTTTTGTGGCAGTAAGAATGATTGGCTCATATAGCCCAGATTCATTTATACAAATCGCCCATGTAACCGTAGCAGGCAATGACGCCCCAGTTAGCCTTATCTCTGGAATCGAAACAGACCCGCTATTTACCGCAATTACATTTCCATTAACAAGAGCAAGACCGCCTTCAAATTTCAATAAATGTGAGTCTACAGGGTTTAGCCCAACGTAATCTAACCCCCTAATTACACCGTTTTCATGTAGATATCTGTCTCCGGCTGTAATAAATTCCATAGCCGATTCAGTAAAGTCAACTTCGCTAGTGTTTCCAAATTCACGTCTATCAACAACAGATTTAACAATTGTATTATCAAGCTCACAAGTAGCCAATAACATAAACTCATCATCTGTTTCTAGCGTCGGGAAAATTTCAATATCAACAAATCTGGCAGTGTTTGTTGACATAATGTTAGCACCAGCACTAGCCGTATCATCAAAAAATTCTAGCTCAATATAATCTATGTTTGTTTCATCATAGAATTTTGCCGGTACGTTTTTTCTTGAAGTTGTTATATTGCCGTAGTTTGTAATTGCGGTCCCGGCTCCAGAATCACGCCACCCAATATAACCATCATATTCGCCGCTTGTAATATCATAGCGCAATACATAAAAACGAACATACCTGTTAAATAACGCAGATCCAACGTCTATAAATCCACGTAGTTTTGGAGATACGTTTTTGACTGTCCATCTTGCGGTAGTTGCTAAGCTGGCAGATCCCTCAGCTTGATGAGGCATTCTAGCGCGCTCATGGCTAAATGTATTGCCGTCACCAGTAATATATATTTCGTGGAATCTATTGTAAGTAGTAACCGGAGCAATAGCATCAATTACATTAGCTGCATTAAACCCAACCGAGTCTTCTGAGAAATAAAGCTTAACAGGCAAAACTGGGGCTGAAGATACTCCTATAGGATTTCCGCTTGCATGAACTCCGTTAACAACCGTAATTGTTGTTTTGCCGGTAACAGGACCACATGGCTCAACGAAGGATATGGTTTTAATTACAAAACGCCCATAATCGGCATCTAGATATAAAGAGTCAAAGAATCCTACTGTAGGTTGTACAACTAGCGTCTTTCCAGGTGCAAGTCCGGCCGGAGCCAAATCAATAGGCACCTCATATGTTACTTCTACGGTTGGCCCTACCACAGTTCTTGCAGTTAAGTTCGCGGCCCAATACCCATCTCCGACTGACATAAACGTAGGGGCAAAGGTATCTCTTCTTACCCCGTTTGCCGCAAAGCTTCTTCTTCGTAATGGAACTATAATTTTTGTAGGAAAGCTTGCTGCCGCGGTTGTACTAGCGTAACTTGCCACATATGGAGGGCTAGCAAGATTGGCCTTGTTTACCCCGAATCCAAGAGCATCAAAAGAATTAGTAGCGTCACCAATCACGTTATTTATAAAGATTCCGATTGAAAGTGATGCCCCGCTGATAACTCCATTTACAATTGAGAATGATGCCCCTCCAACCGAATCAGCAAGCATAACCCCTAACTCTCCGTTATGAGCAAAAGCTATAAATCTGTAGTTAAATCCGGCCGTCCTGAAAGAATCATTAATAGACGCAACAACAGACTCTAAAGTATATTGTCCCGGAGTTATTCCTGCATTTCCAGTAACATCAATTCCCGGTAATGATATAATTTTATCTTGAGGATTACCAGACGGATATAGCTGTAAATAAAGTAAATAATGTGTCGAGTCTATTTGGTTAGCATCAAATCCTAGGCCTAAAGCTGTTGCACCTCTTGGACTGCCGACAATAACACTTCCCATAATAGCGGAATTAATATTGTTATTAGCGGAAGCAACGGCCAAAACGCCATAAGTATTTTCATCAAATGCCGGTCTATCAATTCTGGCAGAAGAATATCCGTCAGTATTAAAAAGATTTACGCCATTTATTCTTATGGTCCAATCAGAGCCAGGAGTAAACCTAATTGATTCTACGGGGAATGAAGCTACAACTCCGTATCCATCATAATTTATTGTAACTATATCCCCAACTTTAACCTGCGCAAATTGTGAATCAAAAGCAAACCCAGTGTTTATCGGCAAAAACTTAATAATATCATCACCTTGCGCATTATCATCTAATGGCGTTGTGGCTGGTGGATTTACTAAAAATGCTCTTACAGATGTTGGGGGGACAATATTTTGACTATATCCATCAACGGTTAATTGTTCTGAGCGGGTATGTTTGGGAACACCGTTAGCATGCATTGTGGCACGATGATCGCCTATTTGTAATCTGTCAGAGTTATCTATTGCGGCAAATGCTTTTTGGACAGTGTTTGCGCCAACTGGAATCTCTGTAAAATTATCTGTATCAACTGTAATAGATGTGGCTGGGTGAGCGTTAACAGCTGTATTTTCATGGTCAACTAAATCATCATTTATTTGTGACAGAGCCTTTGTGACGTTTGTAGCGGTTCTCGGGATACCATTTTTATCAACCAGTCCAGTCCAAGTAAATAACGGATCTCTTGTGTCTGATGGGGTTTGGTTGATATCTATTTGGCTAGCTACGTGACGACCCGGAGTAGAGCCATCACTTAATGTAACAGATCCTTTTATGTGAGAAAGCAAATCTGCATTAGTCGCGGCTGTAAAAGAGGCTAAACTTGTGGTTAATGCGCTATTAGAAAGTATTAGCGTGTGAAGATTTAAAGTAGAGTAATTTAAGGCTAGTTTTGTTTCTTTTATGCCGGCATTTGAGGCTACTTGATTATCTACGATTGGAAGTGTAGCAAGGCCAACGCTTGTTAATGCCGATGCTTTTATTGTTCCATTTTG